TTTTTACAATAGCACCCACACCAACTCTACCTCTTTTATCAGGAGTGCCATTTAAACCATTACATAGGTAGATTTTATCCCATCCTAGGTTAACTATACCAGCACCTGTACCATCAAAGTTTGTCAATAGTCCATAATACTCCACAGCTGTGTAAGGAACCATCTTTAAATAGTTTTGGCTAGAACTACCTTGTTCAGCTAAATAAGCCGCAATTAGGGCATTTAAATCAGCAAGCTTTACATAGTTACTATTTACATTAATTTCAAAATCAACCAAATCACTAGCAACTGCACAAAGCCCATGGGTGTCAGAAGAAGCTGTTACCCCTGTAAGACATTCAATTGAATAATCATCATTAAGTATAGCTAATGTACTATTAATAGCTACAATCTGTGCTTGTAAATCACATTCTCCTTTAGAAAGAGCTATAATCCACTCTCTAGATGTATGAGTTAAACCTGCTGTAAGATAACCAGTAACCAATGCACATACATCTCCTGCACTAAGTGTAATGTCATCTCCTACACCAGTTAATAAAGGAACTAATGCATTCATTATGGCTTGTTCAACAGAAACTAAATTGTCTCCTGTTTCAACACCTAGTGCTTCATAGTTTATACCTGTATATCTAACACATTCATCAGATACAGTTTCTACACATCCGTTATAACAACTATCGCAAGACATTTTTTACTTATTTATTAATTAACAATATAACTCTACTAGCAATCATTTGTACTGTAAATGGTTCACAGTAACTAGGATTACATTGTTTATATGTTAATATTTGTTTATAATTTAATAGATCTCCAATTACCTCACCTGGGATATAATTGTTCAATGAGAATATAATATTATTATACTGACTAACTGCTAATGCTGTTAGCTTTAAATTAATATCTTCTAAGAGTGCAGGTATACTAGCACATTCAATACAGTCGGTTAATCTTGGTGATAACATCTTTAATTCTTTGATTTGCCTTTTTAGCAGCATTATAGCATGCTGAACATAAGCCATTAATTAATTGGCATCCACATCCTACTTTCATACCACAACCTTTACAGTTTGCCATGTTAAACGAAGTTGATTTGATAATTATTTCCAGAGCAACCACAGTTGTTACTAATAAAATTATTCAACATAGTGTCTGCTTGTATATATAATGTGTTAGCTGTATCTATCGCACAGTTATTAGCAGCAGCTATTGATCCTTGGATCATATAGTAAATACTATTAAGATTTACCTTTGCTTGCTTTCTAATAGCTAAGTCACATTCCATCATATCAAGCTTCATAAATGCATTATCAAACTTCTCTTGTATTCTTTCTGTACGCATAATGTTCTTCTCTGTATAGTTTAAATATGCAGGTGAAACAGAATAATTTAAGAAATATACACCATCTGGAAGAGGTTGTGTACCTCCTGAAAAAGTATTAAGTCCTAATGTAATAGAATTGTAAACATTAAAGTCTAAAGGAATAAATGGAATAGAAACAGGAACAGGATATCCAGGGATAGTAATTTCCATTGTTGGAGCAACTACTACAGGAGGATTAGTATCATAAGTTGATATATCTGCTATTCCTAATGTCTTTGTGCTAAATGTATTAATTACTAAAAAATCTAAAGTCATGTTCTTTAAAATAATAATGCCAGAGGATTTGAGAATTAATCCTCTCACCCTCTGGCATAGGTTATATGATAACTACCTTATTCCTTAAGGGATCAAAGTAGTTGTTGTTGAAGTACTAGGCCATACAGTAGTTGTAGTGCTTGTAGTAGAAGTGATAGGAGCACTTTCGTCAGTTGCAGCACCTAAAGCAGCAGCCAATATTGCATTAACTGCAGTTGTTTGAGCTTGTGGAACAGCAATGATTACAGTTGCATCTTCATAAATATAGTCACCCCATTGGTAAGCTGATTTGTCATAATCGTTAAACTTGATGTAGAAGGTATCATAAGTTGTACCATCTGTTACCCAGCTTTCAAAGTTTTCGTTATAACCAACCATTCTGTAAAGATGCTTCAAATATCCAGCTTGGTAGCTGTAGAAGTTCTTTTCTAATTGTTGAATCTCAGCAGAAGTACCAGCAACATAAGAAGCACGTTGAGTAATAACTGGTTCAGCAACCATATTACAAGGATCAGCAACAATAAAGTCAGCAGTTGTAGCAGGTCCTGCAAAGATGAATGTACGGAAAACCATACGGTCATACTCCCAAGGGAATGCAGCAACATCACAAGGCTGTCCATATTGAGTTAATGGTTTACCACTAATAACTAATTTAGCATCTTGATCATCACCAATTCTTTGAAATTGATAGAATGTGTTAAAGCTAATGTTGTCAGGGTTGTTACCTGGAGCACGTAATTCTAATTGATAGATTAAACGATCAATTAATTCTGGTACATCTACGTCAGCACAAGGATCACCACCACATGCTAAGCAAGGAGCGTTTACTGTTACTGAACGAGTGAAACCATTGAAATACAATGTGTTAATGTAACTAGAGAAAGCACGTAAAGTCAAAGTGATAACCTCACCTGCCTTTACATTGAAGTTAACTACTTCAGTTACTTGATTCGCAGCAACAGGAGATCCTGTAACTTTGTACCATTCTGTAACATTTGATTTACCATTACCTCCAGAGTTCAAAGCACCAGCAATCTTATCAGAACGCTTGGTTCCTTGTAGATAAGTATTTACTCGTCCTTGAGCAACATAGAAATAAGGGGCTGCAGCAATGTTACCTGCTGTTGCAGCTGTGTAATCGTTTTTAAAGATTCCAAATTGACCTGGGGTCAAATCCTGTGTAGATCCAGAGCTAGGGATTGTGTTACCTACTGGAGATACAAAGAGCGTGGTTAGAGAAAAGTCTGCCATTTGTTTTTTATTTTAAATTGTAAAAAGTTATTCGTTTGTCTGTATTCTCATTTGAGCAGTTTGAACTGCAGACATGTTTTCTGTGTACATAGCTAGACTTTGAACTGTAATGTCCAAAAGCTCATCTTCTAAGTATGTTTCTAATTCGCAATCCTGATCAAATGATGGTTCCCCATCTAGCATGATATATCCTTCTTTATTAATGTAATCAGGATATCTCATATAAGATATGAATATTTGCTTTGGTGTAAAAGTACCATCTGTAAATACACTTATCTCATCAGAAGAAATAAAGTTAAATGTCTCTTGGTATTCAAAAGAAGGCTTGTAATGATCATTGTTCAGAATGAACTGAATATCACCATGTTTAGCTAAATCTCTATTAATCCAAATCTTTCTATCTGTACATCTTCCTTTATCTGCTAATACATAACTATCAATATAGAACATGTATTTTGGAACTAGTAAATGTATATTTGCTTTCCATTGATTTAACTCAGCATTTAACAAAGTTAAATTTAATGGTTGGTTATTATAAGTTACAACCAAACTTTGGAGGTCTTCGTAACGCTTTTTAAAAGCATCGAGACCTAAACCAGATACCGTATTTTGACCATCAACCTTTTGCTTTATAAGCTTAATCTGAGCTTCATTTAAAGCTAGGATTTTGTCTTCTAGGTTAATTTGTTGATGCTCGTTAGTTGATAGTTTATTTAGTTTCTGATCAATCTTATATAATAAACTATCTACTGGGATCATACAGATGCTAATTTTTTAGTTTTCAATTTACCTTCTAATGTTAATAGTTGGTCTTGATTGTCTTCATTTGCAAGGAATTTAACTAAATCATCTTCATCGCTTGCTATTTCATATTCACCTTCATAAATCTTGCCATTAGGCTTTGTTCTATAAACTGAATGGGTTTTTGCTTGTTTTACTAAGTCTTTGATATGTAATAAGTTTTCCTTCATGTCAGCAAATCTATTAAAGATTTCTACAGGATTTAAACCTTGGTATTTACCATTTTTAAACTCTGTTTGTTTCAACATGTTATCTACTTGATTGTATACAACTTCTTCTTTAGTATCTTCAGTGACAGGAAGACCTAAAAGTCTTGCAACTTTTTTCTTCTTATCAGGAGTCATAGAATCAAACTTAACAATAGCTTTATTGATAAGTTGTTTCTTTTTGAAGATAACTGCATTTTCAATCTCATCATCAGCCACATAGAATTGTACATCTGCAGGGAATTCACCACGCTCCCAAGCTTGGTAGCTAGAAGCAATAGTAGGATGTACTCTTAACCATGAGAAAGCTAATTCTTGTAATGTGTTAGTGAAATCAAAATAATTTAA